TTCCTGACAATGAACAAGCCAATACGGAGATTGCGGGACTTTGCATACACACACACCCTTGTGACCACATATACACGGAATAGGTTTTAACTCGCTCATTTTACAATCCTTTCTTTAGGCTGAAATTGCAGACAACGGATTACGCTATGGGTGCCGTTGCGCTATGACCGCAGCCTGATTGATTAATGCAACTAATACTTTGTTCGAACCGGCCACCCGCTTACTACACCCTTTTACCTGTTCAACGAAAGCGATGGCATCCCTGGCGGTGTTGTGCGACAGTTCATCCGCTTCCTCTAATGCTTTGCGAATGACATTATACGCATCAACATCCTTTGAATAACCGCAACCAGATACCAAACTCCCGATTGTTTTCATAGCTTCTTTTAATTTCATTCGCAACTCCAATATTCTAAAGGATTAATTTCGTCACAACGTCAAGACACGCCCGACAGTTGCATTATTTTTTCCAGTAATTATCACACCTAAAACAATGATACTTATGCCCCTCTGTCGATTGTGCTATATTGTCGGTTGCGCCACACTTAGGACAATGCAATTTTGGGCTGTCGTTGTTGGTGGGAGTTTTTTCGCTTCCGCTTAAAGCCTTTTTTATGCGATCCCACACAAAACGGAGCGATTTAAACTCTTTACGACTAAGGTGATAGTCTAACCTTTCAATATCATTATCACGCATAAAAACTCCAATCTCAAAAGAAAAAATTTACTCCAACGTCTTGCACACGCCTGATGCGAAGGCTACCCACCGTAAATTTGTTTAGGCTTAACATCCAAATCAATTCCTTCTTTTTCGGCATGTTTACGAACCGCATCACCAAAAGCCGAAGTTTTAGGCTGTGTCTTGTTGTCGGTATGTTCCGAATTTCCACAAGTTACATTGGGTGATGGTTCCTGCTTGTAAACAAACTTGCCCCGCTTAATTTTACGGGTGTGAATTAACAACCGCAAAAAATTTAACACCGGCCTGCCCTTTACTCTTTCAACAGGCCACCCCAACTTGTCTAAAAATTGCATTTTAACCTCCGTTTATCACCCAATTTACAATCGATTCGGTATTTCCGACAACGTTCCCGGAATGGCCGAAGTTACTTGTCATTTTGGCCTTTCGGTGTTGCAGGATGTTCAACCGCGTTTTCCTTAATTCTCTTTTGGCGAAGGCTTGAACCTCTACCACTATATTTTATACCATTAGCAATTGCAAACCCAGATGGATCAACATAGACACTCCCAATTTTACACAGCTCATTGTTTACTGTAATAGTTCTGGGGCCGGATATATATACATTGTGTGCTGTTAAATATGTGTCTATTGCAATTGCCACCTCGCCGCCGCTTAATTCTATTTGCACACCAGGCCCATATTTAGTTTTTCCATTTCCGTAATCAATTTCCATTTTTACAATCCTTTTCTGCTAATGAGCCAAACTACAATTATGCTCTTAGCGGTTTAATTTCCTGCAACGCCCTCTTACGGGGGAACGTGTCAGGGCTTCTTTTCGTCCTGATATTTTCCCCTAAGATTGTTGTCGGCTGTCCGGCTGGAGTGGACATTAGACAAGCTCTCAATCGGTTTGTAAGAGGGCGTTGTCGATTAAAGCGGTGTTTAACATCCGCGTGCCCGCTGGTTATTTTTTCCATTGTGACGTTCAATTTGCTTTTTCCTTTAACGAATTGTTATCCAATCCTGTCACCTTTCATCGGTCTTACCTTAAATTTTTTTGACTTTATATGAAAAAGAAATTTTTCTACCTCAGAAGTCTGTTTAATTGTTGTATGTTCGCCAAAAGTATCAGTTTCTATTACACAATTAAACTCAGTACTATTCCAGTGACTTTTTAGCTTAACCTTCTTATCATCACATTCAGTTATGTCAAAAAAAACATGTTTATAGTCGCTGTCTAAATGAACGCCATTTGTAATAGCTAAATTTCCTTCTGAAAACTTCTTTACACTTTTACCCGATACTCCCATAATTTAGCCTCCAATTCGTTAAACTACAATTAAAATCGTGCTGCCCAACCCCAGCGGGATTGATCGACAACGTTCCTACACGGCTGATAGTTGCCGAAGCCTGTGTGCAATTGCACCTTTCGTGATACTTCCAAGCCCCTTTTCACTATTTTCAATCACCAATGCACAATCGGCAATTTTAGCCTGTAGTTGTTGTGTGTCGTTTTGTAAAGCTTCCTTAGTGTTAGGAGTTTTGCGGACTACCGCTTGTGAGTAATACCATATTTGACCAGGCTCAAAAGCAACGTGGTGCGAACCTACCGGCATCCACCCATCTTTACACATATCATTTACGCACTCTGCCATTCTAAACGGGTCACTTTCAACTACTATTTGGTATTCCATATAGCAAAACCTCCTTTTTACAATTTAAAGATTCTCATAATGTCATACAACAAGTCGCTATACGCACTCACATTCTTTTTAAGCAACTTTAAGTGAATTATAGTACTTTCTTTCTATCAATAGCTTACGTTCTTTTTCTTCCTGTTTCAATTCGTTACAAATTAATTCAACACCTCTCTCATAAGCTTCCTGGTGATTAAATTGATATTGATCTTTTAATCCCTGAATCACTGGTGATATTCTTATTCTGGTTTCCTTTGAATAATGGAAGACGCAATAAGGATTATTCTCAAAGCCGTTACAGGTGCAGGGATACAGGGTTCTATTTGGCATTTGCAGACTCATACTTTCCGGTTTCTCTGTTCCATGTCAGGTTAGCAGGCTTCCTGGTTTCATCGTGTTGGTCCTCTGCGCGAGCCTCCTTCTCTTCTTTTTCGCAATCTGCACACATTTGAGGGTAGTCAGCGTCACTACCCAGATACACTCCGCATACCGAACACATTGTACCATCTAACATCAAATCTGCCATGTCTCCCATATCACCCATCCTTTAATACTTAATAGAAATGTGTTTGATTTCACCCTTGGCTATCAGGGTAATGATGTTTTTAGCAAGCTCTTCTGTAAGGCCATGGTCAACAAAGCCCTCGAGCGCTTCCCGGTTGATCTTCCGCTGGTGATTCAGGTTAGCAGCTTTCCGATCAGCAAGTCTCTGGGCCTCCCGCTTCTCTTCCTCAATGCGCTCTTTCTCAGCGAGTTCCTTTGCTACCTTGTCACGCTGGACCTGCTTTAGTGCCTCAATCTTATCAGCTGCTTCGCGTTCCGCTTTCTCTTTGGCTTCCAGTTTTATCCTCTCTTCACGGTTCTTCTGATCAATCTCTGCCTGGAGAGCCTTCTCTTTAGCAAGACGCTCTTCTTCCTGGGCTTTCAACTCAGCCTCTTTGCGCTCAACCTCCTTTTTCCGGTTAAAGAAATCATCTTCAACCAGGGCCTCTTCCCATTCCATCTCCTTCTTGATAGCTTGGCGCTCTGCTTCTTCTACCGCTTTCTTAGCATCCTCATACTCGGTCAATGGCAGGCGAACCTCCTTTTTAACATCGTCCATAAAATCCCGGGTCTTCTTCCTGGCTTCATCAACCATATAACTCTTTGCTTTCCAGTCAGCCACCAGGACCTTGCCAATATTATCTATACGGACCTTCTCTTTTGCAATAGAGTGGGCTTTTGATGCTATCTGCTTTCTCCCAGTAGCAGTATCAGGATCTGCAACAAAGTTTAAAGCATCTTCCTTAATAGCTTTTAAATATTCCGGCAGCTTGTCTCCGGTAAATACTTCAAGAGCGTTCTCCTGGTTAATAGTCATGAGTTCAGTGGTTTCCATAATATCTCCTATACAGAATACTTTTTAACGACATCTTTTAAGTTGTTATTGAATAAGCGGAGTTCAACAGCTAACTTCTTAATAAACTCCTCGTCACGTTCAAACCTGATGATTAAAGGCTTGAACCCTCTGGAATAACTTACAAGGTCCCACCACTTCCGGCCAGTAACATAAAGACTTCCCTGGACCTGCTGAAAATGCTGTGACTCTGACCAGCCATTCTCTAATCGATCAAGATGAACATGAGGAAGAGCGTCCTTTGTCTCGAATCCTCCATCTTCACCCACAAGGCCATCAGGAGAACAGCCAATGTCTTTCTTTTCATCAAAATAGACAAAGCCTACCTGTTCCACCTCAACATCTTTAATGAGCTCATAGGCATTTCTGGACTCTTCTTCGCGCTCATGGCCTCGATCCATATTGGAATTGTTATATCCCTCCTCACGCTCACCAGTTACAACCTCGCCAGCCAGTTTATACAGATACTTCGCTCGCGTCTTTGATACAACTCCCTTGGTTGTAATTATCTTGTCAAAGCTGGAAGCACTGGGAATGCCGAGCTTAAGAGCGTACCATTCCAGACTGTTTTGCTTAATTCCTTCTACGATTATCATGCCTGCTCCTTTTTAACTTCCAATGCCTTAATAGCCCTGTTATAAAATGTGGCCGGAATAGTATCAATCGATTCTGCACCGAGATATTTTAAGAACCTTGCTTCATTGGCCGAAGTGTCTGCAATCATATCCACAATAGTAGACTTCTGATTGTCTGTGATATAAACAAGGCCTTCACCTTCACTTCCCCGGCCATCATCGTCCTGATCATGGGTAGCAAGACCGGTGAGGGCAAGAAGAGTATATCTTTCCAGATATGTGATTGTGGACCCTACGGCCTGGATACTGTTTTTCCCTCCAGAAGTGTCAGCACCAGCCGACAGGGAAGTGCTTTCGCTATGTCCAAGAGCATGAGTTATTGTACAGGTAATTGTGATATTATCCTTATCCTGCTCTGTTTTCCACCCTGCAGAAAGATCGTGACCGGCAAGAGCTTGGTTAATCTTCTGGGTTACATTCCCAAGGGTAGCATGGCTATAATTTGTCTGTCCCTTTGAAGTTTGATATTGGACATTCTTATCCTTGGATATTTCCGGAGGATTGGCTTTAAAGTTAGCCATGGCCTGTGTATAGGCCTTCTTTGCCTCACGCTCTTCATACTTGGTCTGGAGTTCAAGCATCTTCTCAATGCGGTCCAGATCAAGGTCCTTGTTCATAGCTAACTGCATTATGTCAGCTGGTGAATTAACTGCGGTTACTGGTGCCTGCTCGTTCTGAGGAACCAGGTCTTTTTTCATCATTGTGCCTCCTTTGTTAAATACTCGTTAATATCAGTATTCTCGCTTATAAGGCGAGTGGTTTTGGATTCCGCTTCAACATACCAAAGAAATAAAACGCCTTCTGGACTGGTTGTGAAACAATTGTCTAAAGTCTTCCGAGCTGTGCAGGGCAATATCTCCCCGCTGCGAGCTTTGGCCATGTCGATTAACAGTTCCTTCTTGAGTGTAATGCCTAACGAGTCTGCCATGTGATCTCCTTTATAAATAAATGATAATGAGGGTAAGTGCTATCAATCCCAATACTATCGCTATTGCTAAGAGGTCTGCGCTGCGTTTCAATTAATTCCTTACAAAAGTATGATTCATTGGAAAGCCTGAAGGAACATCCATTTCAATTTTTTTGTCAATATCTACTGTTTGACCGGACGAGCAATAATCTTCAGAACTTACTTCAAAATCGTCTGTAAATGTCATTGTCTCTTCTTCTCCGCTAACATTTGAACAAACTATTAATCTTACTGTTTCCATAACAACTCCTTGATAGGGTTAATTAAAAAGAGCCGGAAAGCTACGGACAGGCCCTCTTGCCTCGATTTGAACGAGCAAGATACTCCCAAACCAGGGAAAGCCCTTGCGCTCCGCTGCGCTACCTTCCGGCTCATGTTTTTCATCAGATCGAACCTTTTTTATATCTCTCAATAAGCGCTGGACACGCTTTCTGTTCTCTGATGGGTTAAGACGCATTAAGCTCTTCCTTCAATTCATCGTAGCCCAGCCAGCTATCTATAAGTTCTGTAATCTTCTGATTTCTCTTCTTTGCGAGCTTCCAGATCTGCTTATGCTGGATCTTTGTAACCAATATTGGCTTTGTTGCCTTTTGGTCTTCGGGAATCTTCAACATGAGTTTATCCTTTGATAAATGGTTTAGTTATTCCTTTCTCTTATAAGTTACTACAATGTTAATGGAAAGTCAAGCTAAATCTCAAATAAAAAAGCTCTCCGTTTCTGAAGAGCTTTAAGCTATATAAGAGGTAATATATATATTTACAAAGACATTGCGTTTTGAGTCAGTCCCATGTGAGATTGGATTATTCTGTTTGTCTGAAACGACACTATTTCACCGACATTAACAGTCCCGTTTGCACCGAACTCGTTCTGGTTGTCATATTGGCCTCTTATTTGATTTAATGATAGTGCGCCGGCTATAATTCTGTTCTCATCTATCCGTCCATCAAGTGAGCTTATGCCTCCATTGTCTCCCATTTCAAAGGCAATGGCAGCCATGTTCCCGGCAGTTGCGGGTATGGCATTGACAAAAGCAAGCACCATTTGAGTAGTGCCTACATATATTTTCAACCTGTTTGCATCCCCTGCGAGTGAACCATCATATACTATGGTAACAAGCGCCCATGTATTATTAGCAATCTTTCCAGCCAAAGCAAAATGCCCATAAGAGGCGGCACCATTACATACATACACACGCATTGAACCACCTGTATTATAAACAAGGTATCTTCTGGTGTTATTTGCCCGTTTTCGTGCTGTAATATCCGCTGCCGTTATATCGACTATTCTTATCCAGTATTGATGTGTAAATCGTACCACTCCATTTAAAGCAGTAACATCTCCCCAAGAGTTTAAGGAATTTGTTCCGTTAAAACCTGCTGCACCATCTATTTGCCCTGCTTGGTTATACACCATATTAGCATCGGCAGCAGTATAAACCTCGCTACTGTCTGTTAAATTTGCAGCAGTTTCTTCACAGTGAATGCTCGGTTGGCAATGAGCAGCACCACCAAAATTATTAAACCAAGTAACTGGATTATTAGCTTCATTTACGTCAGAGCCGCCCCACTGAAGATATAGTTCTGTGCCACCTGTGGCTACGTTTTGCACAGGATCACGATACCATAATTGCATAGTAGCAGCACCTTGATTGAAGGTTGCAATTTCTCTTGGTATAAGATCACCGTTTGCATCAGTTACAACAATATCGCCCCCATCATTTCTATATGCTCCAGCAGGCACATTGACAGTATCAGCTTCAGAAAGACACACTGGCACATTCGTATCATTAACATACACATTAGCAGGTTTAACCTGGATGGTTCTATAAAACCTTGAATTACCATATCGTAAAGGCATACTTCCACTCCTTAATAATGGGGTCAAAACCCCTTGAACTTCAATAGCAATTTGCTGATAATCGGCTGCTATAAAATGGACGCCATCATGACGCACCAACCCGTTATCAACCGAAAATTGATACAAATCGTTTATAGATATCCTGTCGTTTCCGTATGAATTTATAACATTTGTAGCTATTGTGTTTAATTCAACAACCCTTGCATCGTCAACCGGATTATCAACAGGTGTTCCAAGCGCCCAAACAATTGTCAACCTATAAACAGACAGTAACTTATCAAGGACATCTCTCAATCGAGCTTCATACTGCCCATCAGTAGTTCCTCCTACCGCATCGTGATATGTAGCGTTAAGATGAAAAATGGTTGGCATATAAGCCAAATAAGTGTCTAAATGACCATACAACGTCAGCATGTCTTGATCATTAGCAGGGTTATAAAAAAAAGTAGTTGCAGGCATTAAAGCCTCCACCCTATTATCATAACCCATCCTAATACTGTCACCGCCAATACATATTAAATCTGCTGCCATATTACACCATCACCATTAAGATTATCATCATCATTATAAAAGCAGAAAGAGAGAGGCCTATGGAAGTAGATATAGAGCTTTTGACTACTCTCAGGGTTTCGCTGGGAGGAGTTGGAGGCTCGGGGCCTGGTCCTGCGGCTGTCCACGCACTTGGAATACCCGCGCAAATCTGAAACTTTACACTACCCGTTTCAAGTATTGTAGGTATTCCCGATGTAATAACTCGTTTTACTGAACCTGTCTGTGCCATTATACTCCAACCCCAAGGTCAACAGTATCATCACCATTACCATTATAAGTGCGTGAATCTTTTAAGTTATAATCTGCTGTAGCGGCATTATTATACCCATCGTCAACATCAACATCATACTCATTAGTATCCAATCCAAGATCATTTAACAACAATTCTAAGTTTACTGCATTTGCCGTATCTGCGGTGTTGTCATGGAAATAGTTATACCCCACTATTTTAAATTCCAAGTCAGCATCTAATCCTATGGTGCAGTTTGTAAACCTGTTAAACATCACAACCCCACCATCCTGCTTTGTTAGCAGTCCCGTTGAATTTGCTTGGTTAGTACCATCAAACACATTGTTTATCACTTCAGCATTAACATTAATATAACAATTCTGTGCAACATCTCCGTTGTCGTAAAATAAACTGTTCAGCACAAGTGTCCCACCATTACCCTCATAAAGCCCTGCCGTACCATTACCATAACAAGCACACAATATTACTCTGGCGTTTTTGGTTGCCCTGTCCCAACCTCTTGCTGTGTTGTTATATGCTTTACATCGTATATAATAAATAGTACCCGCACCCCCATCGCCACCCCAACCATCAGCACCGTTTGTGTGAGAAATACAATTCTTAAATACCCAGTTTTGAGGATCTGGAGCGTCAACTAAATTAACACCATCACCTGTAGCCCTTGTAAACTCAAAATTTTCCCACCAATGATAATTTTTATCACAGGCGCCAATACAATTAGCACGTACACCAGCGCCATCAACCAACACTCTTGTACCATCTAAAACAGGGGCCGCATCATTATTATGTCCTATGTGTTTTATCCAACTCCCTATTGCACCAGAGTTCGTATCAACATCTAATATTGCATTAATTGTACCCGAATAATGGTTTGTGTCACCTGCTACTGCAAGATCAATTATTGTCTGTGCAGCCGTTGCAGCCTTGACCCACGTATCATAGGGGGCCGTGTTACTTCCGGTTGATTTGTAATATCTGTCGGGCATTATATCACCTTGTCTTCATATTTATAGGATTTGTTAGCCTGCTTATTGTCGATTTTAATAGTATAAGTATCAATTACATGTTGGCAATTTACGGGACAGAGAGGCCTTACATCAGGATGAATGTGACTGCACATGCTCTTTCGAACAATTAAACAGTCTTTTGGAGGCTTCGTACCAGCAGGAAGAATACAATTCATAAGATTACAGGCCTCGAAATCAAGATTCTTAATTCCCTTAAATATCTCTGTTACTTTCAATTGGGAGAAGTTACACCGGTAAAATTGATCACCCTTTTCCGGAGTTATCTTTTTTATCTTGCCCCTGCTAAAATTTTTATTTACGTAAACCATCTATGATCTCCGGAAATTCGTTATATATATAAGTGCCTATAGTTTCAGCAATATCGAGAATGGGATCTCGCCTGGATATTAACCACTTCTTCTTTTCTTCTGAATCTGGCTGCTTATCCCACATTACCTTTCGCTGATCTAATAAATCCATTAATTTAGTAGTATAAGGCTCTATCGCCTGCGCTTCTGGTGTCTGGTCTTTTAAATCGAGTATTTCATCTGACATTATTCCAATCCATTCCTAAAATTGATAAACTTAATTTCATACCTGAGACTGTCTGTAGTAGTAGTAAGGCATTTTACAGCACACGTCAGGTTTTGAATACTTTCGATATAAACTATATTCTTTTCACACTGGCTTTCGTAGTGCTGCAACTCCCTCTCTTCCAGCTTTGCAAAACGCATAGTGCCATATACCAGGGATCCTACAATGCTTAACATTAAAGTCAAAAACTGATAGTTAATCTTTGGTTTCTTCACGCTTACTCCTCCATAGCTTTAATTACAACATCTTCAGCCTTCGCACTCTTTTCCTGCGCCTTCTGTATTTCTGCCAGAATTTCATCATAGAGGTCCTGGGTAATTCTCGTTGCTTTCAACAGTTCAATCTTTCTTCTGAGCAACTTCACCTTCATTGCCTTGTTTTCTCTATATACCTTTAACGCTTCGACCGGTTTGTACTTATTGTACTTCATCAGGCCCTTAACAGACATTCTATCTATTGCTGATACTGCCTTGTTGATATCACGTACAGCCCGGGAAGCCTCACCCTTCCAATCCTCTGCTTTCCCTAAGAATCTTCGCAGGACCGGTATTCGGTTTTCTGTTATTTCTGTCTCTGGCTGTATCCCGGTCTTTCCCAGCGCCCAGTCTACTGCAAACAGCGTGTGTCTTCCCAAGCCTGAAAACAATGTATTAATCTCATGCTGCATCATTATAGGAGATATGTTCAGCGCCTTTCCGATCTTCTTCAGAGTTTCAGAAGTACCTTTTTCAGCTCTTAAGCC